ATTTGAGTACATCGGAGAACCGCTGAACAGCGTTGAAGCGCAAAAAATTTGGAGTTACAAATAAAGCACCATGAGCCGCCGTAAACTCTCCCGCCAAAAAATCAAAGCCGCCATCGTCAACAGCGGCGGCGTGGTTGCCGTGATTGCGCGGCGCTCCGGTTATACGTGGGGCGCGGTGAAACGGTTCATCGATGCCGATGACGAGTTGCGTCAAATGTTTGACGATGAGCAAAACACCATCAGCGATGCCGCAGAAGGCAACCTGATAACCGCTATCAAAAGCGGCGAGACCGGCGTGTCCATGTGGTGGTTATCGCACATCCGGCGTGACAGGTTCGGCGGCACAAGTGACGCGCCGAATAACAATGAGCCTATCAGGATTGTTGTCGAGTATTACGATGCCGACCCTAAAGATTGAGATACCCCGACCGCACAACAAGCAAGCCGACTTTGTGAACAGCACGGCGAAACGGCGTGTCATCGTGGCAGGGCGGCGCGGCGGCAAAACTACGGGCGTAGCGATACCATCGGCGCGCGGTATTCTCGCGGGGCGGCGCATTCTGGAAGCAGCCCCGACTAGCGACCAGACCGATGCGTATTGGCGCACGATTACAAAGATCTTGCAACCGCTGATTGACGTTGGCTTGGTGACGCGCAACAAAACCGAGCGATTGTTAGAGATGCCGAGTACCGGCGGGCGGATACGCTGCAAAACGGCGTGGAACGCGGACACATTGCGCGGCGACCATGCCGATTTGCTGATACTTGATGAGTTTTCGATTATGAACAAGTCGGTTTGGGATGAAGTGGGCGCGCCGATGCTGCTGGACAATGACGGCGATGCCATTTTCATCTTCACCCCGAAACGCAAAAATCATGCCTTCCAGATGTTCCAGAAGGCGAAAATGGACGACACTGGCAGGTGGGCGGCGTGGCACTTCACAAGCCATGACAACCCGCACCTGAGCAAAGCCGCGCTTGCTGAAATTCAAAGCGACATGACAGCGGACGCGCTGCGTCAAGAGATTTATGCCGAGTTTTTGGACAACGAAGGCGCGGTATTTCGTAACCTTGATAACGCTTGCACGGCGCGCGCCGATGCACCCGAAGCGCACATTGGACACCGTGTGTTGTTTGGCGTAGATTGGGGCAAGGCGAGTGACTACACGGCGATTAGTGCATTGTGCCTTGACTGCAAGCGCGAAATTTTCATTGAGCGAATGCGCGGCACAGATTACACCGTGCAAGCCGAGCGCGTGGCGGATATGGCGCGGCGTTCCGGCGCGTTCAAGGTTGCGGCGGAACAGAACAGCATAGGCGACCCGCTGATTGACATGATGACGCGGCTAGGTGTTCCGGTTGTGCCAATCCAGACAACGGCGCAAAGTAAACCGGCGATGATTGACACCCTTGCGCTTGGTTTTGAGCGCGCCGAATGGCAATGGACAGACGACCCCGCAGCACGCGCCGAACTCGAAGCATACGAAGCGCGGGCGGGAAACAGTGGGCGCGTGACGTATAGCGCACCATCGGGGCTGCATGATGATACCGTGATGGCGCGTGCCATTGCGTTTTACGAAGCGATAAACGGCAATCGTTGGTTATTGGCATGAGGTGACGCGATGAGTTTGTTAAACAGTTTTGACGATGGAAGCAGTTTTGGCGAGATTGAGCGGGTTTTGATTGACGTTGCCCTTGCGCTTCACCCGACAGGCGCGGGCGACTACGTGAGCCGGAAACGCATAATTGAGATGGTCAAAGACGGATTGACCGCGCTTGAAAAGTTGCAGGGCTACGCGGCGGGTACTCATTGGGATACTATTGAGTTTCGGCTTTCGATGCGTAAGCCAACCGGCAGAGATGAGCGACTAGACAGGGCTATGCTGCGAAACTATAAGGACAATTCGCGATGAACTACAAAACCAGTTTTAACAATCTACCCCCCGAAGCGTGGCAATCGCTAACGGGCGAAAACATCGAAACCGCGCCCCTGATGCAAACGTGGCGCGAAAGCGGCTACCTTGCGCGCGCCGTTGATATTTGCGCCGATAGTCTCGCTGATGTGCCTTTCGACATTGTGGACGCTGCGGGCAGCGTGGTAGACACGAGCGAGGAGTACAAGAATTTTGTTGGTGTTCTACCTGACCTGCAAAAAATGTTGTGGTACGTTGAGGCATGTATCAAACTTTTTGGCGCGGCATATTTGTACCGTGTCCCTTCCGTTGTTCGCGGCAAAACGGCACGCATACGGGTATTGTCGCCCGCCGCGCTGAAAGTCGACATTGACGAAAACGGCACAGTGACGTACAAACGCCGAAACGCGCAGCAAACCCCGATACCCGCCGAACTCATTACCCCAATTTGGGAACAAGACCCATTCATCGAACTTGGCGCGCCGCTATCAAGCTCAGCCGAGCGCGCAGCAATCGCGGCAGGCGTGTTGGTCAACGTTGACCGGTTTGCGGAAAAGTTTTTCAAGCGCGGCGCGATAAAAGGCACAATCTTTGGCGTTGAAACCGTTGACCCCGTTGAGCGCGAAAAATTCAAAAGTTGGGTAGAGCGTTTGTTTAACGGCGTGGCGAATGCGTGGCGGCAAGCGGTTTTCAACATGCGCGGCGTCACTCCGATTGTTATCGGAGAAGGCTTAGAAAGCCTGTCAAACGCCGAATTATCAACCGAGAAAATCAAGGCAATTTTGAGTACGCTGGGCGTGCCGCACTCGTTGGTAATTAGTGACGCGGCGAACTACGCAACCGCGCAGCAAGACAAGCGAAACTTTTACAGCAACCTGATTATTCCTGACGCGACGATGATCGAGCAGGGTTTGAATGTTTGCCTTGCTGCAATTGGTGTCTATCGTTTACGTTTCGCCCCTGACCGCTTGCCCGTGATGGCAGAGACAAACGCCGAGAAAGCCAAAGCCGCTTTGGATTTAGCACAGGTGCTGAACTACGGCGCGCTGGGTTACGTTGCGCTTGATGTGGCAGGGTATCCGCTAACTGACGAGCAGCGCGCTATGATTGAGCGCGCTTTATTGCCAGCCCCGCAAACGCAGCCCACACAGCCACAATTGCCACCGCCCGCACCTGTGCCAGATGAGCAGGATGCGGCGCGTCAGAGCGACGATGCGGACACCGAGCCGCGCGGCGACCTGCTGAAATGGCAAAAGAAGGCGTTGAAAGCGTTGGATAAAACAGGGAGCGCGGTTTGCAGTTTTGAGAGTGATGAGATGCCGAGCGCGGCGCGCGGTATGATTGAGCGTGGTCTTGCTGCGATAAAAAGCGGCGATGAAGTCAAGATACTTTTTGCGGTTGCCAGTGAGTGGAGGGATTATCCATGAGAGACAAGCCGGAGCGCGGGCGAGAACTTGAAAAAAAACTGCATAAACGCATACGCAAACTGAACACGCTTGCGCTGAGCGATGTCGTTGATGATTTTCCAAACGTGCCGCCCGCCGTTTATGATGAGTACCGCGCGGGCTTGACGGAAGCACTCACAGAGGAGATGATGGCAGCGGCGATGGTTACGGCGCAGGAGTACGCAGAATACTTTGACGCAAACGAGACAGAAATACAATTGGCTTTGCTTGCGTATCTTGCCGGGCATATTGAGGACGTCGCGAGTAACGCAACCAACAACACGCGCCGCGTCATCGAGCGCGCTGCTGCAATGCCGGGTGCGGCGGAATGGGGCGCGGGCGCAGTGGAGGCGGCTTTATCGTGGCGATTGGGAAACTCAAACGCAGAGACAATCGCAGCAACAGAGATAACGCAGGCGATTTCGTGGGCGCGCGCGCACATCATGGATATTATGATTGCGGCGGGTTTGCGTCCCGTCATGGTTTGGCGCACACAGCGAGATGAGCGAGTTTGTGCCATTTGCGCGCCACTGGACGGATTGACGCAACGAGATTGGGCAGCGCGCGGCGTTACATCGCCACCCCCTGCTCACCCCCGTTGTCGTTGCCGCGTGGAGATTGTGCTACCGTGATAAAAGTTGAAATACAAAATTCTGATGTTGTTATCAAAAGCCTTTCGGCGTTGCCCGAAAAAATCATGTC